GAATGATATGAACCAAAATGGCGGCGAACCCCTTGCTTGAAAATTTTGGAGAGGGGCGAAAAGGCGCCCTATAAGGACCCAAATAGAGACTTTCGTCTTCACAAGGTCCGCGCTGGGCGCCGATGAAGGGGGCGTAGAATCCGATGGGCTACGCGATTCAATGAACAAAGTTCTTGCTTGTGGAAAATCTGAGTTTTTATGTGGCGTAGGGGGTAAAACAGAAGGATGGCGGTGAGCAACTGGACGCCGTTCAACTTTGCTAACAGCGAGCTTATTTTTGCCGATGCTACCTATGACGGAGTCGGCACGTGGATTGCGCTGGAAACTAACGGACAAAGCAACGGAATCTGGCGGTCGACGGACGGGGTATCCTGGTCGCAAAGCGGCGTGACTATATCGGGAGGAAATTATGTTAATGAATCAGTCCCTAATAATAATCTCGTCGGAAAGTATATAGCATACAATTCTGGAACGTGGATTGCCGTAGGAAATGGAATCTGGCGATCCACCAACGGAACATCCTGGACAAAAACAACACATACTGATAATTTTCCGTGTGATTTTTTTAATAGTGTCTCTAACTATCCCAGACAAGTTTATTATTCAAATAACCGGTGGGTTATAGTTGGAAGCGATAATCAATCTGGTTTCACGATAATCTATTCTACGAACGACGGGTTAACTTGGAACCTGCCCAGCGGAAACCCGTTTGATATTGGAACTTATAACGCTGATAGCACTTGCAATAGTATAGCGACGAACGGAGGATCGCGATGGGTAGGAGTAGGAAGCAATCAAGCAGATGCTAGTAAGCAAATATATTTTTCAACCGACAACGCGGGAAGCTTTGCGCCGGCGACGTTTACGCCTGCTCTTGATGGAAGCATCTTTAAGTGGGTAACTTATGGGGCGAACAAGTTTGTTGCAGTTGCTAGTCAAGATGCTCAAGGTAGAAGTGTGTGGTATTCAGCCGACGGGAGTAGTTGGGTGCCGGCTACTAACACTGCAGGTCCGTCAATCCCAATAATGTCTGGCGGAGGCGCCCGCATTGCTTATAACGGAACCCAGTTTGTTGCTATAGGTACCAGTAGTGAAACCACAGACGACAGCATCTATTATTCGCCCGACGGAATAAGCTGGACGAAAGCTAGTAGCACCGTTCCCGGACAACTAACTTCCTGGACAGGTTGGGGAATTAAGTTTAATAGCGGGATGTGGGTGGCAGTGGGATATGATGCTAGCAACAACAACAACCTCTGGACTTCGCCGGACGGAATAACATGGACCCCTGGAGTAAGCGCAGTTACCGGAACGGCTATATTCGACAACGGTAGCGGTTTTAAATCCTTTTCAGGATACAACGTTGATTGGGGAAACAACCGATGGGTTGCGGTAGGAGACGACCAGAACACTAACTTTGTGTGGTCTGCGTTAACGGAGCCCTGCTTTCTAGAAGGTTCCAAGATTTTGACCGACAAGGGATACGTTCCTGTTGAGCAACTGAAAGTAGGAGACATGGTAAAGACGGTGAACCACGGCTTCGTAGCAATCCAAGCGTTGAGCTCGGGAAAAACCAACCAACTATCTGTAGAAAAAAGATTAGACTACCAACTTTACGTTTGCCCCACGAAAAACTTCCCCGAAGCGTTCGAAGACCTAGTTATCACCGGGTTCCATTCTGTTCTGGTAAAGGACTTTCCCAGCGAAGAGGAGAAGAAGGAAACGCAGCAGATGCTGAGCGGTCTCCCAATCACTGACGGGTACTACCTGCTTCCTTCCAGAGTGGATAGACGCACTGAAATTTATGATAAGCCAGGTATGCACAATGTATACCATGTGTGTCTGGAATGCGAAGATGACGATAAGAACTATGGAATTTACGCTAACGGGATACTGGTGGAATCGATAAGCAAAAACCACTTACTTACATATGGAAGATTGAAAGTTGACTGAGTCGGTGAGACGATGTGAATGAATTTATTTTTAACTATTTTTAGGGAGATAACAATAAAGCATGACGACGCCGGATCCTACCAACTGGACAAATAATACTGTTAGCGCTGTTGGTAGTGGGCGTGCTCTACAATACGCTAACAACAGGTGGCTTTATGGAGGTGTAGAATCAGGTGGGAACACTATTGCATATGCTTCTGGTCCTGAAGGACCATGGACCGGAGTACCTGCATTTTCTGCTATATGCGAAGATTTTGCTTACGGAGGAAATGTTTGGGTCGCAGTTGGACAAGATAGTAGTAATTACGGTATAAAATATTCAATAAACGATGGACTAACCTGGCTTAACGCACAAGATGGTAATGGTAACCCCCTTCAGACATTTAGTAGTGGGCTGAGCGTAGCATACAATGGAACTGGAACTATTAAATGGGTTGCGGTAGGTGAAGGACTCAATGGCACAATCTATCACTCAACTAATGGAATAAATTGGACAGCGGTTACCCCTAATCCCTTTTCGTTATTTGGGGGTTATGTTACATATGCAAACGGCAAGTGGGTCGCAGTTGGAAGAGATACTAATGGACAGAATTTACAAATTTCTTCAGATGGACAAAATTGGACAGCTGTCCAAGCGTTTGACAATCTTAATTCTGGCGAGGGCTCAGGTTTATCTGTAGCGTACGGATCAAATGGCAACTGGGCAGCGGTCGGTGTGAATACTGATGGTGCGAATAACATATATTATTCAAATGATAACGGGGACTCGTGGATTGCTGCGCCGGCGTTTGGCGCTCTTAATGGTTCTGTTAGTTATGGATCTATCGCTTACGGAAATGGTATTTTTGTGGCAACACTAGGTGTGAATACAGACAGTGTTTACCGTTCCACAGATGGAACTGGACAACAATGGGTTACCGCCAGCTTGGACAAATTAGGTTTTTCTATTCAGTATTCCAATGATAGATGGGTTGTTGCTGGATTTAGTAATGTTTCACCCTATTATAACCTTGCTTACTCTTCTAATGGATCAACTTGGACCAAACGACTAGTTATGGATGGTGCTACCGTAAGTCAAGTTCGGTATGGAAACGGCAAGTGGGTAGCAATCGGACAATCTACTGAGGATAATTTAGCATACTCAAGCGTACAAGATATCTGCTTTCTAGAAGGATCCAAGATCTTGACCGACAAGGGATACGTTCCTGTTGAGCAACTGAAAGTCGGAGACATGGTAAAGACGGTGAACCACGGCTTCGTAGCAATCCAAGCCTTGAGCTCGGGAAAAAGCAACCAACTATCTTTAGAAAAAAGATTAGACCACCAAATGTACGTTTGCCCCACGAAAAACTTTCCCGAAGCGTTCGAAGACCTAGTTATCACCGGATTCCATTCTATTCTGGTAAAGGACTTTCCCAGCGAAGAGGAGAAGAAGGAAACGCAGCAGATGCTGAGCGGTCTCCCAATCACTGACGGGTACTACCTGCTTCCTTCCAGAGTGGATAGACGCACTGAAATTTACGACAAGCCGGGTACGCACAATATATACCACGTGTGTCTGGAATGCGTAGACGACGATAAGAACTATGGAATTTACGCTAACGGGATACTGGTGGAATCGATAAGCAAAAACCACTTACTTACATATGGAACGCTGAAAGTTGACTGAGTCGGTGAGACAATGTGAATGAATTTGTTTTTAACTATTTTTTAGGGAAAAACGTAGAAGACGAGTCCCAAGCATATGGAGTGTTAGGAGGTTGGCACTAAATTGTATCGGCGTATAACAATAAAGCATGGCGGCGCAGGATCCTATCAACTGGACAAATGGTGTTCCTCTTATTAATGGTGTTGCTTTACAATATGATAACGGCGTATGGCTTTATGGAGGTGTACAATCCAGCGGGAACACTATTGCATATGCTTCTGGTCCTGAAGGACCATGGACTTTAGTACAGGCATTTTCTGTGCAGTGTAACAGTTTTGCTTACGGAGGAAATGGCAAGTGGGTTGCAGTTGGAAAAGATGCTAGTAATTATGGTATAAAATATTCAATAAACAATGGTCTAACCTGGCTTAATGCACAAGATAGTAATGGTAACCCCCTTCAGACATTTTCTGCTTATTTTGGTGGGGTTAAAGTAGCATACAATGGAGTTAATAATAAATGGGTTGCGGTAGGCGATCCTGGAACTAGCTCAATTTATCACTCAGATAATGGAATAAATTGGACAGCGGTTACCCCTAATCCCTTTTCGGAATATGCGTCAGATGTTAAGTATGCAAATGGCAAGTGGGTCGCAGTTGGGGCTGACGTTTCTGGAAACAATATACAAACTTCTTCAGATGGACAAAATTGGACAGCTGTCCAAGCGTTTGACAATGAAAGTTCTGGCAATGGCTCCGGTGTATCTGTAGCATACGGATCAGATGGCAACTGGGTAGCGCTCGGTGTGAATAGTTCTGGTCCGATTAACATATATTATTCAAACAATAACGGAGCAACGTGGAATCCTGCGTTGGCGTTTGGCGCTCTTAATGGTTCTGTTAGTTATGGATCTATCGCTTACGGAAATGGTATTTTTGTGGCGACACTACCTCTAAATACAAACAGCGTTTACCGTTCCACAAACGGAACTGGAGAAGAATGGGTTAGCGTCGGCTTGGATGGTTTAGGTAAATTTATTCAGTATTCCAATGATAGATGGGTTGTTGTTGGGCGTCCTAGTTTTACACCCGATTATAACCTTGCTTACTCTCCTGATGGACAAAATTGGACCACACAAGCAGTTATGGGGAATTCTACTCTAGCTCAAGTTCGGTATGGAAACGGCAAGTGGGTTGCAAACGGATCCGGTGCGGGTAATTTAACATACTCAACAGTAGAACCTATCTGCTTTCTAGAAGGTTCCAAGATTTTGACCGACAAGGGATACGTTCCTGTTGAGCAACTGAAAGTCGGAGACATGGTAAAGACGGTGAACCACGGCTTCGTAGCAATCCAAGCGTTGAGCTCGGGGAAAAGCAACCAACTATCTTTAGAAAAAAGATTAGACTACCAACTTTACGTTTGCCCCACGAAAAACTTCCCCGAAGCGTTCGAAGACCTAGTTATCACCGGGTTCCATTCTATTCTGGTAAAGGACTTTCCCAGCGAAGAGGAGAAGAAGGAAACGCAGCACATGCTGAGCGGTCTCCCAATGACCGACGGATACTACCTGCTTCCTTCCAGAGTGGATAGACGCACTGAAATTTACGACAAGCCGGGTACGCACAATATATACCACGTGTGTCTGGAATGCGAAGACGACGATAAGAACTACGGAATTTACGCTAACGGGATACTGGTGGAATCGATAAGCAAAAACCACTTAGTCAAATATGGAACACTGAAAGTTGACTGAGTCGGTGAGACGATGTGAATGAATTTGTTTTTAAGGGTTCAAGCGGTAAACGGCGTAATTATTTGTGTAGTAGATACTTATACAAATGGAACAAATATGTAAGAATGCCGGACTTCTGGTTGAGGATGGGAAGATTGTTATTCCCGAATGGGTTAAGCACGTTAAGCTAGACATTGGGCTAGGGAGATACCCAATCTATTCGAGAGAGTGGCTAAAAGAGCAACCCGATACCATTATTTTTGGATTTGAACCTGCGCCAGATGCTCTCAATATGATACGCGAAAACTGGATTATCTCAAAGGAACAGATGGGGAGAAACTTCTTCGTATTACCCATAGCTCTATCAGAAACATCCAATACGTTTCTAAATTTTTATGTAACAAGTCCTGCTAGTGAGTCATCTAGTCTACTGAAACCTAAGCAGGCGTTTCTAGACCATTACAATTTTAAGACTCAAGAGATACAAGTTCCGTGCTTTACACTTAACGACTTTCTTCAAATGCTACCACTAAATAAAATTTCATACATTGAATATGTAAAAATTGACGCACAGGGAGTCGATTTGGGCATCGTACGTTCTGGAGAAAATATCATTAAGGAGAAGGTCGTATACATTACTTTAGAAGCTGACGGGTATCAATACGAAAACTCGGACAGCAACCCCACTAATATAGACGAGTATATGAAGAGCATTGGATTTGAAAAAATCAACCACCCAAACACACATGATCCTACATATTTCAATAAGAAATTTGAAAATGTAAAAGATCACGTATTTATCTGTCAGCGAATTTAGTATTTTATAATGTAAATGGGGTATATTCTATGCCAAGCTCAAGGTGGCATAAATGATATTGCTTGCCAAATCTGGGTATGCACGGATTACGCAATCAAACACAATAAACAAATAATTTTGACGCACTGGTCTTACTTCGGCTCTGATTTATTTGACGTCTTCGACTTTACTAATTATCCCGTTAAGGTATATCCAATTACTCATATAAAAACAATTACTTACGATGCTTTGGAACCAGCCGGTCTCGAGGAATATGTAAAACTATTGTTTGATAAAAATAATAATTTTGGACCAATTGCGAGTCTAATAAAAAATAAGGAAAATGTATTTGATAAAACTCGGACGTATCCCGACTCAACACTTTTGCTACACGATTCGTGTGGAGGTGGATCTGATTCGGTAAAGTTTTTCAAGAACATTGGTTTCGCGGAAAAGTTCAAAATGTTCTTTAAAGAAAAGACCGCAGGATTCCCTTTAGAATATAATGCACTACATATACGTTATACCGATATGAAAGTCGACGCAGATGCCCTGATAAAAAATATACATAGTCTTGGGTCGGATCCGCTTTTTATTGGAACTGATAGCCTAGCTCTCAAAACAAAAATACTCAGTGAATTCGAACACACGTTTTCGTCGCAGTCTATTACTAATCGTGTTAACCATAACTTACACTATATGCCAAATAAAGAAATACTTGAGGTCGCATTGGTGGACATGTTTATTATGGTCTTCTCCAAAAACAAAATCAAGGATTTTTATCGCGAGGCACGGGTAGACAATATTTCTGGATTTTGTCAACTGATAGATTCGCTAAAAGACGTTAAAAATGATATTCGTTTCAAACTAAATGCTCTGCTGTAGGCAACGGGGAAAAGTCTCGATACAAGTTTCACAGCCTGTACCGGAGCCTGTGCCGGAGCCTGTGTCGGAGCCTGTGCCGGAGCCTGTGCCGGAGCCTGTGCCGGAGCCTGTGCCGGAGCCTGTGCCGGAGCCTGTGCCCGAACCAGACCCGAAAGACATGGCTATTTTACTTAACTTTTTTAATCCTTGCAATTCCAAGCGAATTCTTATGAACTTCTTATACATCTTCAATAGCTTACAAGCAAGCGGGGTTCCAGTGTTCGCCATCGAATGCTTGTTCCCAGGACAGACACCCTCAATCTCATTTAACAACGTAAAGCACGTGAGGACAACTGCATACATGTTTCACAAAGAGCGCCTGTACCGCATCCTCGAAAAGTCGGTACCAACAAAGTTCACCAAGCTAATGTTTATGGATTGTGACCTGTTCTATGATGAGGCAAATTGGTATGAAGTCATATCGGAGTCTTTGAACGTCCACGAATGCGTTCAGCCTTTTAAACTCGTCAACTACCTAGATCTCACGTATAGTCGCAAATATCTTAACTGCAAACCTATTATTCTAAGCGAGAGCCCCGAAAACGATCCGACACATCAAGTCGGGATGTGCTGGGCAATGACCCGGGACTATTACAATAGATGTGGATTTTACGATTATTGTATAATTGGGAATGGGGATTTGCTGTCTGCCATGCACTTCACAAGAAAGACGTTTGAATTGTCAAAAAAGGTGATTATCCGTCTCCATGAGGAAAGCTATTCGGAATACACCGATAAACCAAAGCCTAAATCGGTCGGGCATTGCGAGCTTACGCTGAATCATCTTTACCACGGATCTCTTCAGAAAAGAAAATACTGGGATAGAAACTTTCTTTTCAAAGATATTGAAGGTGATATTTCGAAGTCGATAACTACAAACGCAGACGGAGTGTTTGAATGGAAGACTGCCGAGGACACTGAGAAATGGAACAAGGTGATTCTAGAACACTTTTCGGATAGAAAAGACGATGAAATATGTCACGATATAAACATAAAAGTTTCAACAACGATAGTACCGTGATATTATTAACTTTATATAGCTAATAATGTCATAATATGTTCTGGACCCAGCATACCAAATACTAGAAACGAATGTACTTTTGATGGATCTATTCACTAATTATTAGGTTTAGGATACACATAATAATCGTCAAAGTCATTTTGCTTTAGAAACACGTAGCCGTTCTTTTCGAGGATAGCTCGCTGGTCAATTCTAGATTGTATCCTATGACAATGTTCAATACTTATGATACCAAAAGTATACTTTCCAAAATCAATTCCCTTCAAGATTTCCACCTCAGAACCTTCTGTATCTAACGACAGATAATGAATATACTTCGGCGCATCGTTCTCGTCAAGTATATCCGTTAGGGTTGATGTTTTCACGGCGATAATCTTTTCTACTGGACTTTCTGAAAAAAACCCAAAGTCATAATGGTCTTTCAGTCCTGAAAGCAGACCATCGTATTTTTTTACAAATTCAAGAGTTAGTCCGCTTTCACTATATGCGGCTTTATCGCTACACACACATTTGCGATTTGCTACTAGTTTATTATAATGATCTGGGGAGGGTTCAATACAGACTCCTTTCCAGTCAAAGTTCTTTTCCAGCAGATATGTATTTGAGAGTACAATACCATTCAACGCCCCAACTTCAACAAAGTATCCGCCTTTTACGTTATTAAAGTAGTCTAAAACAAACAGGTCTTGTCCGATCTGTGAATAGCTTTCCATTTATTGTACAAGTCTAAAAAAATGTGGTAATTATAACGTATAAAGTTTGATAGATTAAGCGCGTATATTGTCCATCGAAGCAGGCTCCCTGGACACGAGTTACTCGATTGAAGAAAATTAGGGAAAAATCTGTACTCCCTAGTCCGTCTTCGCCTTCTTCTGGCGCATCTTTGTCATAATTTCCTCTTCGCGCTTATCAATCTGTAAAACCAAATCCTCCTCCTCCTCGTCTAGACGGCAAATGTGCTCGTGCGTTAGCGTGTTGAAGTGGTTGGTAATCTGCTCGCGGACCTCGCACAGTTGTGCGCGCAGGTCCATGAGCTGCTCGTCCCAAGCCATGTGCTCGGGCGCTGAAGTGCTGTCGGTATCAAATGTAGTGACGGACATCTTGTGTAAGATTTACCTACGTGGAAAAATTAATTCCGTTTTTATTATGTTTAGTTCTTGCTTGCCGCATGAAATATATGGAGCCAATCGTGCTCGGTCTCATAGACGTTTCGCCGCCCGATGAGTTCTATGACTGTGCGGGGGTGAAGAGCGATCTTGTAGCTGAACGTGATGGCGTCCATGGTTTTGATGTCCTCGAGGGACATCCGGGCGTAAATGGCCAGTAAAGCCAGGTTTTTCTCCCTTGTTAAAGGGCGCCCGCTGTGAAGCTTTAGGTGCTTCACGAAGTTCCTGGCGCGCATCGCGGGCCAGGAATGCTCCAGGTCGTTGTCCTTGAGCTGAGCCATAGTGGCTGTTGTGTGCGTATTCCGGTTCCGTAGAACCATAAAATTCATTTTCGTGCGTATTCAAACCGACAATGTAGTAGTTGGTGTAAGGATCGCTCGGATTGATTCTTTTGAAGGTGTAGTATTTACCCGCCCTCAGAAGAATCGTTTGCTCCGGCACAGACCCCTGCGAAATTATAGTAAAACCATTCGTGGTTTGAGGCGGTGGTGCTGGTAGCGATGGGATTGAACCCATTAGTATGCAGTCAAAAATCCTACACATGTAAAATCCATTTTTAAGAGCTCGGTTCGCGATTTAAAGCAAATACTTGCGACAGATACAATGGAAGAGGAGATCGTATTCTACATAAACTCACAGCCAAAAGAAATTCGCGAAAAGTTGATTGAATACTTGAAGGTGTGGAATTCCAAAGACATTGACGAATTTGCTTCTCGCCGGAAGAAGATGGGAAGTAAGCAATTTCAAGCACAAAAACTCAGTCTTGGAGAGTTTATGACGTCTCTTCTTCCATTGGAGGATATCTTGAAAAAACTTGAAAACGATTCTCAAAGTCAATCCAAATCCCACATCAACTTTCAAAGCAAGGTAAGTTTACACTGCGAAATATGTGATATTAGGTATTATGGTCAAAAGGAGATGCTCACCCACCTCCAGACCAACAAACACAAGAAGAAGCTGGCTATGAGCTCATCTGTCTCTTGAAGTCCTCAAGAGTAGGATCGGGTTTGGGAGGTTCTTCTTTGCGAGGCTCTTCTTTGGGTGGAGGCACATTAACTACGTTAGGTTTTTTGGAAAAGCCAAACAAACCAAACTTACGTGTGAACATCTTTACTAAACAGATCTTAAAAAATACTTAGCGGATAACTTATAGCCCCCCTTAAGATGTTTAAAAACTTTAAGAGCTCGCCTGCTTCTTGATGTCTTCAAGTGTGACCTCCTCGGGATAACGAATGAGGGGAGGATACTGGGCTCCTTTTACAATTAAAGGATTGGGGATGGGACGGGGTTTTTGTATGAGAGGGATAGACTGAATGAGACCCATTTGCGTTTATGTAGGAAAGAATTCCAATATTAAAACTAAATGCTTAAGAAGAACGTGGACTTCTTAGATAAAATAATTCAGAGCATAAATTGGAAGATTGGAAACTTCAGTATGCTTCCAATCTTTTTCGGAACGCTCATGGCTTCGCTCGACATTGCGATGATGGGAGTTTTAAAGATGACCAGCACAGGTTCTTTGAGCAGGGGTGTAGGAATTCCTCTGTCGGTAGGTCTGTATGCTCTTGAGCCTTTGATTTTTCTAAAAGCACTGAACTACGATGGTATGGTAGTCACTAACTTAGTGTGGAACTTGATGAGCAACATCATTGTGACGCTCCAAGGCATCTTTGTGTTCGGAGAGTCTATCAAGGGTCTGCGCTGGCTAGGCGTCTTGATGAGCTTGTTTTCTCTAGGTCTGTTGGCGTATACCGACTCCGAATAAAAATGGATTTTCTAAAAGCAAAAAAGATAGATAGCACTTAGCTATGAAATATGGACAACAAGATTCAAAGCGAAAAAGAGTGGCGTATGACCCTCGACGATGAGCGGCGCAAGACCGCTCCAACACGCATCACGTCCATCGACGGACTGGGCGACAAAGGGCAGTTCTACATAACTGCCGAGACGCCTTCGGGCAGCAAGATCAAGGTGGTGGTGACCTCCTCCTTCCTTGACAAAAAGCTCAAAAAGTTGCGGGACACAAAGCTGTTCCGCATCGGTGCACCAATCTTTTGGAAGCACACGGAGGGGGTTCTCGCAAAGAAGCGAGTGTACAAGTCCGACCCTAGATACGGGAACGAGACTTATATGGACCTGGAGGCAGTGTTCACGGAGGACGAGGAGTCCGAGTGGATTTCCCTGGGGCTGTTCTAAAATACAACGTATAAAATACAAAATACAAAACGAAAACTTTTTGAATTAAATACTTTATAGCACAAAATGCTTCCCAAGGTTGAGTTCAAGGATTATACGTGGGTGGACATCTCGCTCCCCAAGGCAGGAGGCATGATAAAGCACCGCTTTCACTGCTACGACTATTCCTTTAGGGTCCATCGGGATCCTGGAGGAACGGCCTATCTGGTTTTGACACACTTTGAAAACCCCAAAAAGAATATTGAAATGATTCTAAGTTCGCTAGAAGCGCGCTTCCTTGCTTGGAAGTTCAACTGATAAAAACGGATTAAAGAGCACCATGTTTTTGAACGGCATACAAGATGCCCCAGTACAAGAAGCGCACGCACATCGTCTTCATCGAGAAGAACAACTACATGCGCCGGCGCCAAGAGATCGAGATCGCGGCTCTGAAGGTAGAGAACTACCAGCTCAAGAAGAACATCGCAGACATGCGCACAAAGTTCATCGAGGAGATCACGGAGTTCCAGCAGATACTCAACAACTAAAATACAAAAACGGATTTTGGGGCACTAATTTTTTGGATGCTACAAAGCAGTAAAGATGGTTTGTGTTGCGATCAAGGCTGACGGGCACCCGTGTAACAAGGCCGAAAGAGAGGGGGCGTTTCGCTGTGCCATGCACATCAACGCACGAATCCGCAATGGTCCCAACGCAACGGAGGTCGCCGAGACCAAAGCCATCTTTAAGAAGGACCTAAATGAACTCACCGAACGATACAGGCAAGACGTTGCGCGCGTAAGAGAAGAGTTTCGCGGCAATCAGGAGGAGATGGGCAGGCAGCTTGACCTGCTTTGCGAAATCCTCGTGAACGCCAAGCGCATATTGCGGTTTGATAGGCTGCGGACCATAAACGCGATTTTGGTCGAGCAGGCTAACGCTATTCAGCGGAACGGCGGCGTGGATCCCGATGCAGAGGCAAACGCGCGCCGAGAGGAGAACCGGCGACTTCGCGCAGAAGATCGGGCCAGGCGGTTTCGGGCGGCCTGGGGCATTCAGGCGGAGGCTCGCGAGCTGGGTGTGGCAGTTCGCATCGGTGTGGGCCCGGCTCCTGCTGCGGCTCCCCGAGTAGGAGCGCTTCGGGCCTTCGCGCAGGACAAGCAGAACGTCCACACTTCTGTAGCGGTGAAACAGACCAAGGAGATCGTGGAGCGCATCCTCAAGATTCCGGTGCCGCCCGAGTACCGCTGGAACATGAGCGAGTGCTCCAAGACGCCCGGCGAGATTATCATTGCCTGTAAGATGTCTCCGAGTGCCGCGTGGCAGATGACCGCCAAGTACTGCCAGGCGGACAACGTCTACGAGATGGGCGAGGGCATTTACGGGCGCGTGCTGGACTGCGTGTGGCAGTACATCAAGGGCTCCGAGCACAAGACCGATCTCTACAGGATTTTGAAGTCGGAGATGGAGGACAATATCGGCATGTGCGCGCAGGGCAACCTGTCTCGCCTCACCAATATTGTGGCCGGATACATGGACGGCGTGGGCCCGCAGGAGTCATTGTCCGAAATCTTGGGGCGCCTGCTTCCTCCTCTCACAGAAATTGAGGACGACGAGGAGCGTCTTGACAAGGCAAAAAAGATCATGGACGAGTATGCGGTGCCGGACACGGAGCGCGACTCGTGGCTGGAGGCGCTTGCCTAACTAGTTGTATAGAGAACGCCAGGTCTCTGGCTCTTTTTTGTCAATGTCGCACATCAGCGTCTTCACCACGTCCTCGGTGATTACTAAGGGCAACTTGACTTCCATGTAGAACTTGTAGTCCTTCATGCTCTCGTGGTTGGCAACCCGGAGCATGTTGAGGCGCGTCATCATGCTTTCAGCTGTGCGAATGAGGGTGCGCACGCCTTTTTCGTCTTTGGAGTATTCGGTGATCATATACTTGATCGCGTCGTCCCGAAGCACAACGTCGTCGCGATGAAACCGGAGGCGGTCCAGCAAAGAGTTCCAAACATACTCTTTCAGAATAGTCTTCTTGTCTACTTCGTTGTAGCTACCGCACTGAATCACAGTCATGCGGTCGCGCAGAATGGGGTGAACCAGGTTGATGTCGTTGAGGGAGAAGACGAACAGACACTGAGAAAGGTCGAAGTCCACGCCGGAAAAGTAGCGGTCGTGGAACTGGGTGTTCTGGGAGCGGTCGGTCAGGTGAATCAGCATGCTGATGATTTCCTCGCCGTGAGGCGTGGTGGAAACCTTGTCTAGCTCGTCAAAGTACATGACGGGGTTCATGACCTTGGAGTGCATCAAGCAGTCGGCGATGCGTCCCCACATGGAACCTTCATAGGTATAAGAGTGTCCCACAAAGTTGGAGATGTCGGATGCTCCGCCCAGAGAGAAGAACTCAAAGGGACGCTTCAGGACGTTGGCGATGGCGTGCTTGGCGAAGGAAGTCTTGCCGATTCCAGGAGGTCCGTTCAGGACGATGACGTTTCCAACAGAATCAGGGTTGACGATGAGCTGGGCGATGATTTGCATGATTTGGGTCTTGGCGGGAACCATGCCGTAAATCGCCTTGTCCATTTCGGCACGCGCATTGACCATGAAATCAGTACACTTCTTCTGCCCGTCCAGGATTTGAACGGGGAGCGGCACCGTCTTTCCGAAGGGGATGCGCATAAAAGCGTCCACCCAGTTTTTGAGCTTGTAGGACTCGCCGCTATCACACATCTCGGCTAGAGCGGAAATCTTTTTGATCACGTTGGACTTGGTGTGGTCGGGCACGGGCATTTTCAGGACCTGGAACTTATAAGGCACCTCACCCTCATCAAGCACCAGAGAGGATACGCGCGTCATCAAGTCCAAGAGCTCGTTGCGAACGGACTTGGGCTGCTTTTTGAAATAAGTTTCTTCCTGTCGACTTAGCTTGATGGGAATGACTTCGGTATTTTTGCGGGAAGGGCGCTCGCGAGGTTTCTGAAAGGGGCTTGAGTTAGTTTCTGTTGTGAGAAACTTGTGAGCCAGGTATTCAAGAAACTCATCTTCGTCTTCCTCTTCCTCGTCTTCCTCCTCTTCGTAATCCGAATCTTCCGAGTCGTCATCAATTTCCACGGGAAGAATCTTGGGAAGAGGCTCAGGTTGTTTTTGGGGAGGGTCTTCCAGGGTGTCATCATCTACCCACGTGGTTTGATCGCCACGTTTAGGACGAAGGTTGTAGCGCCCCTTCTTTTTGGTGGGCGGCTTCCCATCATCAGAAGTCATATCTTCGGACCCCTTCCTATCTTTTGCGGATTCCCGCGAGAGTCGTTTAGTCATCCTTGCTTGTTAGTAAAATTAAATATTGGACAAACTATTCATTTTCTTGGAAGATTACAATGAATTCCCTTGTTTTGAGAAGGGTTTACCCAGACGGATACCCAAAGGATGTTGTTGAAGTTTTGAAAACCATGTCATTCACGGATGGACGGAAGGTAAACATTGTGGGGAGTATGTCTCTGCGCTCGCAAGTTTACGCAGGAGACTACGACGCAAATGAGCGAATCGTGGTCAACGAATCCCGAGCCCAAGCTCTGAAAATGCTGACAAACAAGTTCAAGAGCATCATTAAGGCTATCAAGAAGCTTCCTCTGACATACGTGAGCGATATAAAGTCTGGGTCTATAGAAGAGTGGCGCATTATCGGTCGCCCCTACAATTTCAGCGAGTCCCGCAATCAGCTGGAGAAGTTATACGAGGCAAAGATAATTGACCGCGCGACCTATCTGGACGGAAAAAAACGCATCAAGAAGAATCCCACCAATGTTGAGGTTCTGTTGCTTGAGCAGGACTTTCGCCCCAACATTGTGCGCTGGTCTGTTTCTGAAATCCTGATTGGACACAAAAGACTCGCAGATGGGCGCAGATTCACTTTAGAAGAAGCCTTTTCCACTCCCACCATAACAAAACTGGATGTTGTCTCGTGGGTTCAAAACAACCGCTTTACAGACTTTTCCATGATATACGAGTTCACTAATAACGGAGTCATATTGAATCCGAGCTTAAGAGACTTCGAAGAATCCGTACTGGAGAATATCTATGTGCTTCACTCTCAAAAACAATACTACAAGATGGCTAAGCGCATCTTTGCATTAGCCAAATACAACAAGAACATTGAAGCCTTGAAAGTCCTGAGTCCGCTATTCAACGGGGACTTGGGGCGCCTTTACATTGTGTATGGAGACATCGGGACAATCGAAAGTATGTTTGAGACCGAGCGATTTCTGCCGTATTCCAAGATGGAGTTTGAGTTCGACCAGTTCAAAGGACGACTTTCCAATATAAGTCTGCAAAGATACATAAACCAAGAAGACCGCATTTTCAAAGATATTGACGCACTAGTTTCTATCAAAAAAGTGGCTTCCAATAAGAAAAAGATTCTTGAAATGCTAGAATCAATAAAAAAGAGACTACTTGAACTGCTGTCGCACTATTCCAAGGAGTATCTTCAGAAGCATAAGCTGTTTCCCGATTATTGACGGTATTGGAAAGTATAGGGATTTCCATTGCCGTTGAAAGCTCCTCCGGGGCAACTAGTACATCCAAATCCACTACCTCCGATTTGGTATTTTCCAAACATGTATTCTAGACGCCGGTCGCCACTGAGAACCTGCCACGCATCAATAGGATAATCGTTTGGGGAGGTAGCGGGTTGCTCAAACGTAATAAGACGGCGGCGCTTGAAAGCCGTCCAATCAGCAGCGTCGCGAAAAGCCGGAGTGGAAAATCGATAGCCGGGATTTACAAAGGTTCCCGCCGACCCAGCATAGTTTGTGGAGTGTCCCTGTGAACTCATTTATATCTATGAAAGTAAAGATGTTCCTTCAGATGCTGGCTGTCGTATTAATTGTCTACGTTCTGTATGTTGTGCTGAACCGCGAACACTTTGTTGAGGAACAAGCCACATCGTTAGAAGAACTGAAAGAAAAGGTAGACAAGCTCTCCAAAGAATTTCACGAAATGCAGCACGCCGCCAGCGTTCAGAGCAACCAAGCGGAAGCAGCTACTATTGCCTTACAGGGCATCAACTAGCCCGAGTCCACCAGGAAATATCAAAGTAAGGGGGCAAGACATCAATCTCTCCGGGTTGGGGTCCCGTCTTCATGTTTTCACGAACTTGGGCTGGAGTCATGAAGTTATTGTAGTAAGCGAGTGATGAAATGGCTCCGTCAAATCCTCCAGCAACTCCAATGTGAACCGTATCGTCGTTCTGGCGGGGCAGCTGGTTCAAAGTGTGGTGGGTGTGAAGCGTCCCGTTAATGTAAACATCAACCGAGTTCTGTTCTACAACTAAAGCAAAGTGGAGCCACTTTTTAGCCGGAATGTTAGAAATGGGTATGGCTTCTGTAGCTCCAAAGGTGTCTATTTTTACAATTAGAGAATTGGTGTTGGCGTCTAAAAAGAGAGCGGGACACATAGAAGACAGGTTTTCGGGTCCCTTTGTGAAAACTACCTTTTGAGCACCATATCTGTAGGCAAAGTCGTTAACCTTGAGCCAGCAAGTATAGGTGAACGTTAATCCCTCGTTTTCGTTTACGGATTTAGGAAGAACAGCTCCGCTATCAAAGGTCTGCCGACCATCTAAAGAAGGACCATGAATTGTAGTGGAAGTTGTTCTGGACTGAGGATTCGTTGAGAAAAAGTATAGTGCTGCCATCACGACCAAAATAGCCACCAGAATCGCGATGGTAATCGAATCCATTATTATATACTACTCAAAAAGCGAATTCTTTCACCGTCTTGCCAAGAGTGTCGTACACCCCGAACTTCACGGCGTATCCCGTTGCTGCCGCTGCAGCCGAACCAGTAGGTGTAGTATCCGGCTCCGTCTTACAATTTGTTCCCGCACTGAAAAATCTTATCGCGTCATCTGGGGTCAGCATGCGGGGGTAGTGGAACATATTACACATCTTCCCCGAGAATCCTCCGTCTGGAGTCACGGAAATATCGCCGGAAGCTGGCTTTGGAACTCCGGGCAGGAAGCAGGACTTCACAAGCTTGCCGTCAATGTAGATGTCCAGATTGCGAGCGAACACGGTCACGCTTACAGAAAACCATTTTTGAAGAGGAACATCGGAAACCTCGCAGACAAAGACGTCATCTGTAGTTCCAGAATCTCCGGCAGGAGCAGGCTCGGAAACGGAGCCTTCTTGTCCGGCGGGGAAGATGGACACAGAAACTTTCAGAGTGTTTTCGGTAGGATGCAAGCTGATGGAAGGATTTTTAATGGCTGTGTTGGTGGGATCGGGGCGCGACAGAATGCTCTTTTCCTTTCCAAAGCCGTAGTTCCAGTCCTTGATAAACATCCACCACTGGACTCCATAGGAACCTTCATTTTGAGCGGACAAAGGCGCATTGGTTCCACGAATTACTGCGGACGATTCGGCATTGTGGGAGAATCCTAGCAAGTCCGGGCTGCCATCTGAACCGGACACGTAGTTGAGGGTTTGGGAAGCAATAGAAGGAGATGACAGAGTATTTTGGGGATTAGAAGGACCGCACGTTCCTAAATTTTCCCCGGAAACAAGAGGCAGCGGGGCATTGAACAAGACAGTACCCCACCCCTTCGTCACCGCGTAGTTATCATAAGCAATGATGGCGCCGACGATAATGAGGACAATGGCTAGAACGATACCTAAAATTTGAAACATGCTCATGCTACGGGTGGCGCTGGCAAGCTTGGTGGCTTGCTCGGTCAGAGCTTTGTTCGCAGTGTCCGCAACTTCAGCCGCCTGTTGCTCGAAGGCACTTATGTCGCTGGCTCTGTATTGGGATAGTCCCACGTCTATCTTCGGGGCTACGATTGGAGCAGGAGTTCCTATCGGTTTAGAACCAAAGAGACCCATTTGTTATAATTCCCGTAGTAAAAAACGGACGACTTAACAGAGAAATGTCTGTCAGGCAAATGTATTGTAATAACTGCGGGGGGAGCGGGCATATGTTTAGATCGTGTAGAGACCCTATTATTTCGTGCGGCATTCTCTTGCTTCGGGGAATTTACGAGCCGCTTTGTTTGCCAATAGACCCGAAAGAGACTTCTGTCCTCATGGTGAAGCGAAAAGACAGCATGGCGTTCATGGAATTTGTGCGTGGCAAATACGAGTTCGCCGACCGGGAATACGTAAAGATGCTTCTTTCCAACATGACTATATTAGAGCACCAACTGATTTCGGAGCAGAGCTTTGAGAAGCTGTGGCGAAAGCTGTGGGGGAATGGCAGGGAACTAGATTCAGAGGAATACAAGTCTGCGCAAACAAAGTTTGCCATGCTTCCTATCGCAAGGCTGCTGGAAGAAACTCCGGCAAAGTTCAGGGATCCGGAGTGGGGATTTCCGAAAGGGCGGCGAATTCGTGGAGAGTCAGATGTAGATTGTGCGATTCGGGAGTTTGCTGAGGAGACAAACATTGATTCTGCGGCTTACAAAGTCTTTCCCGAAATCACGTTTAGCGAAACCTTTGTAGGAACAAACGGGGTCTCTTATCGCCATATCTACTTTGTCGCTCTCCTCAAAGATTCGCGCCAGTTCAATCTTGACTCCAAGCTGACAGCAATTCAAAGACGCGAGGTCTCTGCAGTGGAGTGGAAGACTTTGAAAGAGTGCCGAAACATCACCAGACCGCACTACACAGAGAGAAAGAAGATGATTGCGGAACTAGAAAAAAAGGTGAAAACGCAAACCGCCGTATAAACAAATGCTGTCCCTCGCAGTTTCCCTAGCAATTGTCTACGGGACAATGCTTTGTGCCGGAACGCTAATTTCTATGTTTTCTACCCAACTCCAGTGCTCCAAGACAAACTTTTTGGAGTCGCTCAAGCAGGGTTCTATTTTTGCTGTTGCACCTGCAATAGTATACATTACAGCGACTTCTTTCATTCTGATTCGCAACCCGTTTGCGAAAACGCTGGAGTCGTTTGGAGTGCCGCCTACCCTAACTCAGATGTTGGCGGTGGGCTACCTGACCATGATTATGGCATGGATATCTTCTGTGACTTTGAATAGTCGCTCCGAAAAAGCCGTGTGCGTCACCAACGTTCGAGAGATGACGGAGTTCAAGCAGAACCTTTTAGCCAAGCTTCAAGAGAAGGAGGACGCTAGAGTGAAAAATCAAGAATATACACCACCGACAGATACGAAATAACGGCAAAGACGAACATCCACCACCAGATAGGAAAGACCGTGGAGTCCTTGTTTCCTACTCCGAAAGGTCGCACCCTACCTTGAGAACCAAAGGCAACGGTTGGGCGAATATACAGGAAGCCTGCTACCAGAAAAAGATAGATGGCGAGCATCCATAGTTTCGGAGACTTTCTAAACATATCTTCCATTATCAACTTATACATAAAATTCTATCCAATATTAAGGGATGTACGTATTACCGAATCGCAAAGCATTTTCCGATTCAATAACCCGCATCTTCCTAAAACACAACTACCGAAACACTGATATAGACCCTTTGGATGTGGATGAGGACCTGTGTCGAAAGCAAGGCGGACCCACGAACAGTCGTGAGCTGTTCAGCTACCAAAAGCTTGTCAGAGACTACTTGCTAATTGAAACTCCTTATCGCGGTCTCCTACTTTATCACGGACTCGGCTCTGGCAAAACTTGTTCGTCCATTGCCGTCGCCGAGTCGTTGATGACGACTAAAAAGGTGTTTATCATGCTCCCAGCCTCTCTTCAAGCCAACTACCGCTCGGAAATCCGCAAGTGCGGGGATCCCATATACGCCTTTGAGCAGCACTGGGAGCAGCGTTCGGCTCAGGAATCCGAACAAGCAAAAGGTATGGGTATTTCCGAAAAATTTCTTGCTGAGAACGGCGAGTACTACGTCACCGTGCCCGACCGCCAGCCCAATTTTAGAACTTTGCCCGCCAAAGCCCAAACCACTATCAAGGCACAAATTGATGATATCTTGGATTCCCGCTTTTCGTTCATTAACTACAACGGCTTGTCATCTGCGAACGTGGACAAGGTTCTGCCCTCCGACCAACCTCATTTGTTCGACGACTCCGTCATCATCATTGATGAAGCCCATAACTTGATTGGAAGCGTCGTGAACGACCGCGAAATCAAGCGGCGTTTGTATGACATGATTTACAATGCCCGCAACGCAAAGGTAGTGTGTTTATCTGGAACTCCTGTCATCAACCGCCCGAACGAAATCGCTTTCTTAATGAACCTTTTGAGAGGTCCGATTGAGCAAATCAGCATTCCCACCAAGTCCGCTATCTCGTGGGACGAAGCCCTGATGACCGCCTTCTTTCGTTCCGTTAAAGACGTTGATACCATTGAATACAATTCCGTGAAGCGCATTGTGATGCTGACGCGCAACCCGCCTTATTTTCAGAGTGAGTACAATGAGAAGGGCGAGCGCATAGCCGTAAAATACAACAAAGATATGGATCAGGACCCCGATATAAAGAATTGGGTCAAAACTTGGAAGGCGAAGTTCGAGATCCAGTTTGCCGGAACTGAACTAGCTGATGCGGACCGCATGATCGTGGAAAAGCTTGAATGTTTACCGACTGAGTTTGAAAAGTTCGTGAACACTTTCGTAGACGGACTTTCCATAAAGAATCCCTTGCTTCTCGCCCGGCGTATCCAGGGCTTAGTATCTTACTACAAGGGTGCCGATGATCGCTTACTGCCCAAGCGCTTGGACGAGGATTCCACTTTGACTAAAATTGTTATGTCCGACGAGCAGTTTTTGCGCTATCTGGAAGCCCGATGGGAAGAGATCCAGCGCGAAAAGAGGCAGGCTCGCATGAAGTCTGAGCTTGATTCGGACTTCGGATCTTATCGTATGACTTCCCGCCTTGCGTGTAATTACGCTATTCCCCCCGAACTTCGTGTGAAAATTGACGAGAACACCACTGAAGAAACTTTGGTTGACAAACCCGAAGTCTTGGAAGCTCTAAAGAAAGATCCTGCAAAATACCTTTCGCCCGAAGCTTTGAAAATTTACTCTCCCAAGATGGCCCAGATGCTCGCGGACATAACCGAAAACGTCAAGGGATACAAAAACCAGTTCATCTATTCCCAGTACAAGTCGTTGGAAGGACTAGGGCTATTTGCCGCTATATTGGAAGCCAACGGGTTCCAAGCATACAAGTTAGTGAAAAAGCAAGGGGTCTGGGAAGAGGATTCGGCGATGGACAAGGATAAGCCGGCTTATGCTATGTTCGTCGGCGGAAACGAGGAGGAGCGCGAGCTTTACCGCCAAATCTTTAACCAGGACTACGCCGACACCTTCCCTCAAACCTTGAAAGACGCAATAAAAGAGCACCGCCTCTGCGTGTTCATGGGCTCCTCGGCTGCCGCGGAAGGTATTACGCTCGCCGACGTGCGGGACGTTTATATTATGGAATCTTATTGGAACCCCGCGCGCATTGACCAAGTTATAGGGCGCGCCATCCGCATCTGCTCGCATCGCAAACTGCCCTTGGAAGAGCGCACCGTTCGCGTCAAGCTTTACTTATCAGTCTTTTCCGAGACCCAGACCACGACCAGCGAAGGACCCAACATCGTGTCCATCCGGCGCAACGACACGTCCCTGAAGCGATACGAAGGTGGCGAACCTCGTCAGGCTTTCATGACTTCTGATGAGTACCTTTATGAAGTGAGCTATCGCAAGTCGCGCATCATCAAGAACATTGCTTTAATTTTGAAGCAGGCGGCGATAGACTGCGAGATCCACCGCAAGCTCCATTCGCGCGAGAAGCCAGTGATCCAGTGCATGCGCTTCGACACCACTTCCAAGCCCGAAGACCTGGCTTTCCGCCCGAACTACATGTCCGAGGAAAAGGACACGCTTTACATGCGCAACATTATCAGAAAGGCGCGCAAGCTCCAGAAAATAAGGGTAAAGGGCATAATGATGGTTTTGGATCCTGATACAAACGAGGTGTTTGACTTTCTTGCCTTCGAGGACACGCAGAGACTGCTGAAAATCGGACTCAGAACGTCTCTGGGCGAAATCCGGTTTTTTACCTCTGTAGTTTCATAAAGATGGCGACCGTCTCAAACGCTTTTAGCGGAGCAACCATGTCAAACGGACAAGCAGGAACGCGCCTCACTTCTTCGAGCGACTGGACGCGCCTAAAGAAACTAAAGGCTGTGGGACAGGGTCTCTGGAACAACTCTGCGAGAACTTCCGCCGAACTTCCCATTGTTCAGAGCAAACGCAACGTGTCTTTATTGATTCCGAGAACCACTGGCACTTCCAAGTATCGCAACATGGCTTCGGACTGGACGAACTTCAAGGCATATAACACGACTGACTACGTGCTCCAGAGCCAGCAGGCCGCGAACACCGGTAAGAACCTGTCTGTCCAAAAGCTCTGCTCTTGCTCTGTGCCGTACAGCCCCTTAAAGAAGGGCATTTGCACCAAGTGTAGTGGTACTTCTCTGCCGTAATAAGGTTTTCATTATAGTCGTAATAAATAACAAGAGATGCCGGGCGGATTGATTCAATTAGTGGCTAAAGGGGCACAAGACCAGCTTGTGAACGGAAACCCCTCCTTTACCCACTTCCGCAGCATGTACAAGCGCCACACCGATTTTGCGATGGAGCAGTTCAGAATTTTCTTTAAGAACACTAATCTTGCCATTCCCGGCGCCGGTAGCCTAACTTTGAGCGCCCGCATTGACCGCAACGCCCAGCTCTTGAACGACTGCTACCTCAGCATTACGCTCCCCCCAATTTACTCGCCAGTAGTACCCATTCCTCAGGGCGCGATCCCGGCTGGAGCTCCAATCAACAGCTCTTCCAACGCAATAGGATATGAATTCCAGTGGATCCCCAACATAGGTTACAACATGATCAACTACACGTCAATCCAAATCAACAGCCAGGAAATCGTGAGACATACGGGCGAGTGGATGAAGCTGTATGCCGCCCTCACCTTTCCGGCTAACAAAAAGGTTATTGTGGACACGATGGTGGGCAATCTTCCCCAGTATAGAGACCCCGGAAACGCGTATGGTCGAACCAACCAGTATCCCCACGCCATTTCTGGACCAACTGCTCTCGCTGAGCCGTCGATTCAAGGAACCGTTCTCACCATCCCCCTACACTTTTGGTTCTGTGAGGACGTGGGCTCCGCCTTACCCCTGATTGCTATTCAGCAGTCCGAAGTAGACATAGTTGTGGAACTCAACAATATCTATTCGCTATTTACGGTAAGGGATGTTGACCCTACCAGCCCCACCTTCGGACAGCGCATTGCCCCCGATCCTTCCAACAGCCTTTACGCAATCAACAACTTCCTATCGCCTCCTACTTATGTAATCTACCCCACTCCTTCAGCTCCCACTAACCCCAACCTGTATCAGTGGAACACTAACGCATTTCTGGAGTGTAACTACATTTTTGTGACGGATGCCGAGCTGATCCACATCGCGAAGTCCGACCAGACCTTCATAATCAAGCAATTGAACATCATTTCCACGTTTGGAGAATATGGTCCTTCTAATGACCTGGAGTTGACGATGCGGAACCTGTGCACTCGTCTTGTTTGGGTCGCACAAAGAAGCGATCGGGCGCTTGAAAACGACGCGGACAACTACACGAACTGGGTCAATCCGAACCAGCCGCCGCTCAACCAATCTGGACTCTTTTTCATGACCCCGTGGTATTCTTCGGGCAACGCTTTACCAAGCGGAACGTCCCAACGCGACATTCTCCTGGACTCTTCTATTATTTTGGACGGCACAGAGCGCTTCAACTACAAGCAAACGGAGTTCTTTAACCACATTGAAAACTATCGCTTCAACGCAGGAAGAACTACCGATATTCCCGGAATCTATTGCTACTCGTTCGCACTCAATCACGACAAGGTTCAGCCTTCCGGACAGCTCAACGGCTCCATGTTCAACCACACGGTCCTGCGCAGCTCGTACGTCCAACCCCCAATCATTTCCAATAACGCATCTCCGCCCACGACAATTTGTATCCTGAAATCCACTGCTTTCTATCCGAACCCCACCGTAGTGAACCCCAACGCAAAAAATGCTAACGGGCAACTTATTTACTCCCCTAACGATTTGGTAACTATTGTGAATAAAGGAACAGCCCAAACATATGCTTACACATACAATGTCCGTGTGTTCGTAGAATCCTACAACTTCCTAAGATTCCTGGGAGGCGTAGCAAATGTCGTGTTTTCTTCATAATAAGAAGGTAAGATGAGTGGAATTTCAGTTTCCAATGCCACTTACGGAACAACTTCGTCGTCCGTAGATGTCACTACAGCCGTATCCAACGCAGTAAGGAATGGAGTGCTCAGTATCAACAACGTAAGCGCCGCAACTTTGGACGTCACTGACCCGGCGCCCAACCAAGCCAAGACTTTGAATGTATCTTACTCCATAAATGGAGGTGTTGGACTCAGCACTTCCGTTCGCGATGGCGATAATCTGTATGTCAACGCTCCTCCTGAGCGTGTGGCGACCGGTCTTCAAATTACGCGCGCCGACTACGGCTACCCCGGAAACTTTACTGATGTCACCAATGCCGTTCAGATGATGGTCAACAACGGCAAGATAGATTTGCGCGTCAGTTTCTCAGCCGTGGGTCTCCCCGACCCGAATCCCAACAAGCAAAAAGAATTGCAGGTGGACTATACTTTAAACGGAGCCCCCAATTCAAAAACTTTCAAGGACGGCGAGCGGTTCTTTATAAGCGCCCCGGCTGTAGAAGGTCCTGATAGCGTGACGCCAGCCGGGAACGTTTCCTCGGCTGTTGGAATCCTGTTTAGTAATGTTGCTCGTTTCCTAGGAGTGTTTTTGTATGTGTGGTCTATCTTTGCAGCTATGGAATACGGCAAAAACTTTGTGAATCCTTACGTGTGGGCTGCTCTGGCTTTCTTCATGCCATTTTTTGCATTCTGGGGCATTCCGCCCATCGCATTTTTATACAGCTTTTTCACGGGCTCTAAGTCGTATGTACCCAGCTCTTAATTCAAAAATGTTTTATTTTGTTTTGTTTTTAGCGTCTTTGCGCTTTATATGTTTTTTGTTTAGGTGCGGCTCATTGCCTTGAACTTGCCCACACCGATGAACCCCTGGAACACGTCCTTGTTGTTCACCTCCAGGTACACGCGGCCGGTCTTCTCACCGACTCCGTAGTCCTTGCCTTCAAAGGCCACCACGTCGCAGTCCTCATCGGAGTCTGCGTCGGGCCCCTTGACGTAGCGCCCATTGTCGGCATCCCAATAGGTGCCGACAATGTCGTCAAGAGTTGCGGTCATCTTGATGGTCTGGAGCTCGCCCAGGGTCATCTCAACCGCCTCACCCTCGAGGGGCGGCGTCTTGCTGATTAAATCAGCATAGGACTGCATCTGCTGGATCTGGCTCATTGACTTGAAGTCGTCGTCCGACATCTCCTCAACGAACTTGACGAACCCGCGCTTGTGCTCGTCCGTCATCTCCAGCTTGACCTTGGTGAGGATCTCGGTCAGCTGCTTGTTCTGCGCCGCCGAGAGGCGCTTGATGCGCACGTTCTCCTCCTTCTTGGTCTTGGTCTTGGACTCGGTCTCGGTCTTCACGACCTTGATCTCCTCCTTCTTCTCGGGCTTGGACTGGGTCTCCTCCTCCTTCTTGCCCTTCTTGGGCGCCTTCGGCGCCTCCTCGGTCTTCACACCCTTCTTGGGCGTGACCTTGGTCTCGGTCTTGGACTTGCCCTTCGCGGGCGCGGCCTTGGGCTTCGCCTCCGGGGGATTCTCAAGCTTCTGCAGCTTGACCTCCTCCTTGGCGATCTTATCCTCGAGCTTCTGCTTGGCGTCCTCGTCCTTAAACTTGTTCGCCTGCAGCTTCTTGTTCCACGTCTCGAGGTTCTTGCGCGCCTTTTCAATGGGCGACAGCTTAACCTTGTCCGAGCCGGTGTCCGACAAAGAGTCGGACTTCTCCGCGATGAAGGCCTTGGCCTCCTCCGCATCGAAGCCAAACTTGCCCGCCAGCTTCTCAATGAGCTTTGCGTTATTCTCCATTCTTGTTGTAGATAAGCTTGTTTGGTATTATATGTGTAATCTACCGTCTTGAAACAAACAAATCCGTTTTACACGAACCACATTTTGAAGTATTTCATCCTTTCCTTTTTTAAATGTCCGCCATATATCCAATTGAAGTGGATTAGATAGGGCTTGGGCATGAGATTCAAAAAGCTTAGTTTATGATGTATGAGGCGATGTTCATGATTCTTGTAGTGGCGTCTTCCGTTCGGAAATAAATCTAAAGGTAGGATCTTAATGTTTAACTCGTCTCGAACATTATTTATATACACTTGATCATCCCACCCCACAATATCTCTGAATGACTCACTGCTTTTGGGATCAAAAACAGAAAGCGTTTTTTCATTAGAGCGAATAAACATGAAGCCGGTACATAGACCCCAAGTGTCACTATCTGTCAACCCTTCGTTTTGAATCAACATATCATTATTCCCAATATTCTCAAAAAGATAGTTGTAAAAACGTGTGTCTTGATACACGATATCTCCGTCTGTAAAACAGACGAAGGGGTGCTTCAACAAGTTTTCATGAATTATGCTGAATTTTTGGTGAGTTATGTTGGACCAGTTTCCAGTCCTATAATTCTGCAAGTTGGAGTTCTGTTCGTCATCAATCAGTGTGGCTTTATAACCCTTGCTCTCTAAGATGTCAAAGCCCTGCTTTCCGATACAATAGCAATGAAGGGGTATTCTAAAATTAATTCGCTTCAGGGATTCCAGGCAATTCAGCGTAAATTCAACATACCCAGAGTTTGTTAAAGTTATGAACGCCATTACAAATAAAAGGTAAAAAGGTTTTCGACTTCAAGCTCGCTCAAAAGTATACGAGGATTAGGTGGTTGCCCCACCAATCGTATTCGATTCGGTTATCTTCTAGGCGGCTCATGAGCAGCTCGCGATCTTCCTCGCTCATCTCACTCATGTTGAGCATTGTACTGGAATGGGCGTCCAAACCCTTTTCGTAGAACTCGTTCCACATATCCATTTCATCGTAATCCATCTTGATGAGAAGTTTGGAGAAGTCCCGATGATCGTGCTCGCACGCGATGCCATACTGACAATCTGGCTGCCTTCTCTTTGAGGCAATGTGAACGACGTGGTTCACGCACAACTTATGGTAGTATCCGCAGTTCATCCACGGACATCGATTTCCCATGACACACCATCGTGGCTTCTCCTTTTGCCAGAAACTTATTGTTCCCGTTAATGACATTGTATTGCTAGAATCAAATTTGATGATTCCCAATTCGTTTTTAATGCCCCGAAACTAACGCTTCTTCTTACAAATGAGCGATTCCGAGTTCGCAAAAACTCATCTGCGCGAGCATCTTGGCAGCCTTCTTGTTGAACCGGTATCTGAAGGGTTCTGGAGCATTTATAAGTCGGCCAAGGATCTGTGCGACCGCAACGGGCAGCAGTCGGAGATTCTGCGCACCTTCCAGAACATGCTGACCCGCATCCCCGAGTGGTCGGATTCTACTCTGAGTACTGAAGTGGAGCGAATCCAGAAGGTGAGCAAGTGCTCCTATCTGGACGACTTAATTATGGGAGTTTTCATCGCTTACATGAAGTCCTTTGCCTCGCTTCACTACAAGGGCGGCTCTTCGGAAATCAAGGTGGAGTTTGACCGCCCTTCTTTAGCCAAGTTTATCCACGAACTTTATATCCACTCGGCGCGCAAGGTGTGGCAGGTCGCCTATCTCTTCAAGACCGTGGGAACCAGCAGCGAGCAGCAAGCCCGCAATCGCCAAGAGATTGAGAAGATTGTCTCTGAGTGTATGGAGCAGGTTATCAGAGGATTTCTGCCGTGGGAGGCTATCGCAAAGAAGTATTTTGCCGAGCCCGCTCCCGAGGACATTATTAAGGCGGTAGAGGAGCCTCAGAAGGCGGTATCGTTTGGCGGGGATGAGGAGGACTCGGATGACTCTGATGAAGAGGAAGACAAGCCCAAGCTAACTCTCGGCGAGGAGGAAGATACGATTGACTTTCAGAACCTGGACGAGCCCCCGCCCGCCGAAGTTGAAATTCCCGAAGTTTCTAAGGAAAAGGATCCGATGGATGAAATTAGCTCAAAAGCCTCCGAAACCCTCGTTCTAAATCTGTAAAGATTCCCACATTTTTTCAACAAATGGTGACTACTATAATCGTATCATCCATTGCAGTTGCGATGGTCGCCTTCATTCTCTATGCTATCGAGCGGAAGTCTAAGGGAGAGCCTATTGTGTGGGAGCACGCTGGCAAGCTTTCTATTTTTAGCGGACTTATCACTTCAGGAGTGGTCTTTGCGACTTCGGGAGAGGGTATGCCCGACCTTACCAAGACTGTAGTGGAGGCGGTTGCCCCAGTCCAGGAAATGTTTGTTGGAACGCCTACTTTTTAGAACATACACTCAAAACGAATTTTCACGAATTAGTTATATATAGAGTAAGATGCCAGAACACGTATGTCAGAACTGCAATCGCTGTTTTAAGCAGAAGGGTCATCTTGAATCGCACGTCAAAAAGAAGAACCCGTGCGAGAAGACGGAAACGATTGAGAAAATTGTGGAGCGCAAAGTCGCTGAGGCGTTGGCAAAGAAAGAGCCAACTCCTGAGGAACTCTTTCTTCGAACCATCAAAAATGCCAAAGGCTACAAGCGCGTGTCCTTGTCGCCTCTCCGATACGCAGGCGGAAAAACCAATGCCGTAGGTCTGATTCTACAACATTTTCCAACTCTTAAAAAGAAGAAAGTGGTGTCGCCTTTCTTCGGAGGAGGATCTTTTGAAATAACTCTTTCAAAGGAACTTGGTTATGAAGTTATCGGTTATGATGTATTTGGAGTTCTAGTAAACTTTTGGAAGCAAATCATTTCCAATCCAGTTGAACTATCGTCCGAACTTTCCAAGCTAGTTCCGGACAAAGAGAATTTTACCCGCAACCGCCACATTCTCCTCAATTACTGGGAAACTATCAAGCCAGCCGACCTGAAATACAAAACTATGAACAGGCTGGAGCTAACGGATGATGAAAAAACGATGCTGACAAATTCACCCCTACTGCAAGCTGCGTACTACTACTACAATATGCAGCTATCGTATGGTCCCATGTTTCTTGGGTGGCAGAGTTCGGTATACCTAAAGCAGAATCGGTATGACAGCATCGTTAAGCGCGTAAAAGAGTTTTCTCCCGGAAACTTGTCAGTTCACTGCGACTCGTTCGAGAATGTTATTCAAAAACACCCGGACGACTTCTTATTTCTGGATCCGCCATATTACTTGGGCGAAGATTCCAAGATGTTCAAGGGAATTTATCCCAACAGCAACTTCGCCATCCACCACAACAAGTTCGATCACAAACTTATGCTCGAGCTATTGACAAAGCATAAGGGTGGGTTCTTCATTACTTACAATGACTGCCCAACGATACGCGAAATGTATAAGGATTACGGACAACACTTCCCATCGTGGCAGTATACTTACGGGCAAGGCGAGACTCGTATTGGAAAAAATCGGGAAGAGGGTGGAAACGACAACACCAAAGAGAGCCATGAAATCTTCATAGTCTGCCCGCCAGCTTAACATATAGAAGGTTCTTCATAAGTAGTTCAATGAATTTTTGACCCTTGTTTCCATTAGCGCCTAGAAAGTAGGAACCATGTGTAGAACGATACTCATACGTTAAGTACTGGCTTTTTCCTTTTCTGGAATCATCTACAAAATCCCCCTTAATGCGTCCCGTTTTCAATAGGCGCCAACTAGCATTCTCAGTAATGAAATCAATCACGTGTTTCATATTGAAGAAAATCCACGAATCAATATCCTTGTAGCAAAGCATTGAAGCTGGAACATCGGATAAACTCTTTCCAAGATATTTTTCCCAAATGTGGCGCTCTGAAATCGCTTTTAGTTTATCACTTGCGCTTGTGATTTCGGGAATATTTCCCAGCGTGAATTGAATATTTTTACTACTCTTGATAGACGTGGCTCCATTTGAAACAAGCCCAATTTTCTTGTGAAGAAACATGAGTAGTTTTTCATCGGTAATAATCTTATCTGCTTCCGGTTTATAAGTTATGGGAGACAAGTCACAGAAAAGTTCTCCGAACAAATCTTCAACCTTGTGTCCAGCTTTCTTCTTTTCAGAGCCAACTGCTTTACAAGACGCCTTTCGCTTTTCGTTGCCGGTAAGAAGGCTCATTTTTTAATATACACAGAACAGCTGAAAATAGATTCGTTTTCTATTAAAAGTCAATGGAGCAAACTGAAGCTCCTAGCGGAATCTTGGAAATTTCATACTTCGGTTTCAGGGAAACTATTTCCTTTCTTGGAACCGCCGTATCCTTACAGTAGCGCGCGATCGCCTTATACAAATCAAAGCCGTGAAAGCGGTCGTGCTTGGCATCCTTCTTTCCAAACAGAACAGACGTTCCGTCTTCCAGCGTGAGCCACTTCTTGAATAGGCTGAAAACCATATTGTCTGCGTAATTTCCATCTGGACCATCTGGGAATAAATCCCAGAACATTGAAGTTGCCAGTCTCACTAAGTCAAATGACGCATTAGCCTTAATTTCCTTGAACTTGGAACTATGAAACGAGCCGAAGTTGTATTGACCGCCCGCTTCCTCGTCCAGAGCAAAATGGTCGCTCATAAAAGTTTTGGGATCCTTCATTCCCGCCAGTTTTACAGACGCGATGCCCCGCTCAAAGTCAATTATTTTTATTAGGTATCCGAACGTCGGTACCCTGTAAAGAGCACCTGCGCAGTTGTAATACAGAAACTCCTGAGGGGTGGACACATACATGATATTATTAGAGTGAAGGTCGTTGTGGGTGAACGCAAAGTGGCACTGGGCAAACGCCAGAGCAAAGATAGTTTGGGCAATCCACGCCAGATGCTTTTCAGAGTCATTGTTATCGGAAAAAAGCTTGTGTAAAGTTCCCTCGCATTTCTCCATGACTGTTGTCTGAATGGGAACATTTGTGAACGTAGCCCAGGCAAACGGCTCTTCTTCCTCCTCGTCCTCTTCCTCATCGTCGCTGAAAGACTCGCAATCGCAGGATTCCACGGCAAAAATGTAAGAAGTGGAAACCGAGGAGTTGTCCGAAGAATCATCCTCCATTTCTGCCTCTTCGCCGAATACCTGGTTCATGTTGGCAATTTCGTCAGAAGCGGGAATGCCTTCAATCGTTTCTACGTTTCCAAGTCCGACCTCATCTTCGCTTAAAAGCAGAGGGGGGCGGGCTCCGCGAGTATGATTAAAGTCCGAGATCTTGTTGACAGAATCCGAAAGCTTGATTTCAAACGTCTTGCCAATATTCACCGAAAACCATGAGCGATCGCATAAGTCGGCGTAGTCATCCGAAATGTCGATGGTATGTGAGCGGGACATGCCCGCAAATACACCATACACCTTGGGAAAGTGTTGGCACCCCGAATGCGACAGAACAGAGGCAATGATGGCTCCCACGTAAGCAGAGTTGTCGGGGCTCTGGAGTTTCTTGTACACCAGCGCAGACTCTTCGGAGCTGTTGGGAAGTCCCAGAGACTTTCCGTAGTCGCCCTGCATCCACTTGAACGGACTCAGGACCATCGCGTTCTTGCGGTGGACTTCAATAAGTTCGCCCGTATTAGTCTTTATGGTATTCGGAGCCACGATGGCAGAAACCTCATTTGGAAACCGAATGCCGTACTCTGATGCGTTTTCCAGCGTAGTTGTTTTGAAAAGCTTCTCAATCGGCGGAAAGAAAGGTTGGAGGTTCGCCATGTTCCAGAAAGTTTCTGAGCCAGAGCGAAGCATTTTTAAGTTCCCATAGTGATGGGCAGACATGGCAATGGCGCCCGTCCGTAAATCTTGCTTCTTCTTCGTCATATTGTAGAAGCGAGTTAAACCAAAATCAAAAACTTCACGCGATAAATTAACATGAACTTCCAGATCAAAAAGTTCAACATTCAGAACATCCGAGACCGATGCGAAATCGATTCTCGCAAGTCCCCCATGATTGTCGTGATTGGCAAGAAAGACACCGGAAAGTCCTTCTTAGTTCGCGACATTCTTTGCAACTGCCAGTCCGCGTTTCCCATCGGCACAGTCATTTCCGGCACCGAGGTCGCCAACGAGTTTTTCCAGCACATGGTTCCCTCCAAGCTCATTCACGACAAGTACAAGCCCGAAGTTGTCATGGGCGTCATAAAGCGTCAGCTGGCTGCCAAGACCCAGCGGAACCAGGACAAGCACAAGAGCGGTGGAAACTCTAGCATCGACCCCCGCGCCTTCTTGATTTTGGACGACTGTTTGTATGACGCTTCGTGGATCAAGGAAGAGTCCACTCGCTACGTTTTCATGAACGGGCGCCATATTGATCTGATGACAATCATTACCATGCAGTATCCCCTAGGTATCACCCCCAATTTAAGAACCAACGTAGACTTTGTTTTTATCTTGCGCGAAACCATTCTGGGCAATCGCCGGCGCATCTACGAAAACTACGCAGGAATGTTTCCTACATTCGAGATGTTTTGTCAGTTTATGGACCAGTGCACCGAAAACTTCGAGTGCATCGTAATCTGCAACGGGGTTCAGTCGAACCGCCTTGAAGATCAGGTTTTCTGGTATAAGGCGTCCGATCACCCGCCTTTCAAACTTTGTAATGATTCTCTGTGGGCTGATAACAAGCCTTTCTCCAGCTCTATGCTAGCCCAAGATGAATACAACCCCGACAACCTACGCAAAAAGAATGCAAGTCCCTGGGTCCATGTCAAAAAGACCGGTTAGTGTCTGCGCCGAGTCTTGCGGCGCCGAGTCTTGCGCTTGCGCCCTCCGATTCCAGACTTGGAGAGCTGGGCGCTCAGCGTATCCATTTCGGCATCTGGTGCGCCAAAAGTCGCAGCCCTCATCTCAAACTTCTTGGGAGCGCGGGGCACTTCAATCTCCATGCCTTCAATAGAACGCTGGGTAGGAACTCCAATCGAAGTTTTTGTCATCTTGCTTATGAGTCCCTTCATGTCCACCGGCGCCCTGCGCGTCTTCTTGGCGCTCATGCTTTCGGCATAAGTCTTCCCCTTTTCCGTCTGCTTTCTTTCTCTCGCTCCGCCGCCCATTTGTTTATAGGTCGCGATTTACTCCTTCGGTGGGGTGAACTGCCGTCTGGATGGCATCCTCCAGCTGCTTAGGTTCAACCACGCCCTGATCTTCTAGCGCCTGCTTACGCCGGCGCTCGTTCTCCGCCTTTTGCTGCTTGATCTTCTCGGACTTCTCTTCCTCGAAAAAGATCTCGCGATTCACCTCGTTCTCCTTGTACTTGCGCATCATCTCGTTGAGCTCCTTCTCGGCATACTCCACTTCGGGCATCAGGTGCTCGGAAGGGTCCCACGGGAGCCACATACCCACCTTGCCCACGTAAATATTGTCCTTCGGGTAGCGGCGCTGGAGCACCTTGGCGTAGTTCTGGCACTCCTCAAGATTAGGGAACACGCGGCGCACCTTGATGCCACGCACGTTCGTGCGGAAGCCCACGGCCTCCGAAAACTCAGTCTCCAGCTCCTTTTCGCACTTCAGCAGGAACACTTCATACTGCTCGTGAATATCAGTCTTCTTGATTTCATCGTTGTGGACCTTCCTGAACTCCTCCATGTCTTTGAAAAGGTCCTCGACCTTGAGGGAATACTTCTTGGCAATGAAAGCCATGAGGTGCTCCATGCCCTTGATCTTCCAATCGTACTCCAGCCACTCCACGAACTTCTCGTTGAAGAACTCCTCGCGGCGCTTGATAATCTTTTCGGGCGACAGGAAGGAGATTACGCAGTAGCGCTGGGTCGGGACCTCGGGGTCCTCATCAAGGTAGTCAATCGGCTGACCATCATCTTCAAACTTAGGCAGAGTCTGGCGGGGCATCCTGTTTGTTTGTTAATGGTGGGGGTTGTGAAAACGATTATTCTACCGAATTGTTGGGGGCACATTCTCCAATTCCCTTAGTTTGCTGCATCATGACTGGAGCAGGGCAGCCTCGGCAAGGACATTTTTTGTGCCCGTGTCCCAGAATGTGCCCGATCTCGTGGCTCACAAGCTGTTGCTGGTAGTCTTCCCGACTCAACTTGCTTTTCGGCGCTCCATTGAACCACCGGTAAGCATTCAAGTACATGTTTCTGCCACCCACCTCGGCACACGAAAGAGATCCGTTACCACAAATCCTTTCAATAGTTTCGGGAGACGAGAGCCGAATTAACACTGATTCGCCACGATCAACCGGTTCAAAAAAGTATCCATGCTTTGACCAGCCTTCAGGGTCGTTTAAGAAACACATGACGTAAAATCCAATTTGGACAGGGACTCGGACTTCGTAGTCCTTTACGACGTCCTCGTCGACCTGAAAGCGATATTTTATGTGCTTTCCCATTAATAAATGGTGTCTGTAAAAACTCTCTTGATCGTTTTCGGAGCCGCCTTTCTGCTGACGCCCGGTGTTCTGCTTTCTATACCGCCTGGTCCTAATAAATGGTGGTTCATGGGCGGTCAAGTAACTTGGCTCAACGCCTTCGTTCACGCAGTGATAGCTGTAGCCCTGGTTTTCTACTTCGGCGAATAATTTCCCCCAGACTTTATAAATGCCCGAGCAGAAGCAAGTGATTAGTCCCGGCGTTGATATGGGAGACTTAGTTGCGCGCGTTGTAAAGTATGCCTTTGAGGGTCTGGCGGTAGCGCTGGCGGCTTACCTGCTGCCCGGCTACATGGGTGGAAAAAGCCTGCGTATGTCCGAGATCGGCATGATCTCGCTGGTCGCGATGGCTACCTTTGCTCTTCTTGACGTCTATGCTCCTTCGGTGGGAGCCTCGGCGCGCACGGGTGCCGGCTTCGGCATCGGCGCGAATCTGGTAGGCTTCCCTTAAAGTATCGCCACTTCATAAATGAAGATTAGCGCAACGACATTTTCAATCGCAGTTCTTCTCGTCGTGCTGGTATACTTTGCCTACCAATACGCCGTGGATTCTCCTCATCGCATTCCCGCAGAAACGGGGAAGGCTCTTCTCAAAGATAAAAAGATTGACTTGCTGCTCGACGTTCGCACGGATCTTGAAAGAAAAACGCTCGGATTTTATCCAGGGGATGTCCACATCCAGAGCGCCGACTTAGACGAGCGCATGCCCAGAGAATATCCGGACAAGGGCATTCGCATCCTTGCCTACTGCAACACTGGACACCGGGCTCGCATGGCTACGGATAAACTCCACAAGCTTGGATACAAAAACGCAGTGTATATATCAAGTTCTTACAAGACGCTTCTTTAGAGCCGCGAGCACCTTTTATATGTAGATAATAGACAATGGATAATTTTAAAATATTATTCTGGGTTAGTTTCTTAACTTTTGTTGGATTGTCGTTATATTTAGTATCTTATTCAAAAACAAGTTCAGTATTCTATGCCCAGATTGCCGCCGGCTTTGCTATGTTTATAACTAGTAAGATTGGGCGTAAGTTTTTAGGACTGGCATGACATTTAGCGCCCGCCCATCTAAAAGAGTTCTAGCATCTGATTCATGATCGCACCACACTCTCGTCTTTCGAACCCGTTGTTTTTCAACAGCTGAAGAACAACAGGTTTCTGGTTCTCCATGTACTCTATCAGCATAGAACAGCCCTGGTATGAAATCATGATGTCGACGAACCCATTATTTTCCGAGTAGCGAACTTTGAACTCGTAGTCATCATAAAACTTCTTTAGCTCGTTTACTACACGAATCGCGTCGTGCATTTTATTGCTTTTTCGGAAACTATCCAAAATGGATTTCGTTTTTCATTGTATTAAAGTAGCAATCAAGATGGATATTGTGCGCCACCAAGGAAAGTGGTTCAAAATCATTCCTAAGAAATACGAGCCCGAGCGCCAGACGTTTGAAATTGCCTGGTCTCTCATTCGCGAGCCCATGGTAGTTCCGGAGGACGCTTACCGCAACTACTTCGCAAAGGAACGGAAAAACGCTAAAGTTTTATATCCATCCTTTCGCAAAGAGAATGCTGACTGAGCTGATAGTATCATTTGCAGTTGTGGCTCTTTTTGTCGTGATTTATTATGTCGTGCGTGGAATTCCGCCGGGTTCGCGAGTCGTGATAAAGAAGCCAGTTGCCTCAGAACAAATTACGAAAGACCAGGCGAAGTTCATGTTTTTTTACACGACTTGGTGCCCCCATTGTAAGAAAGCGCAGCAGCCCTGGTATTCTTTCAAGGAGCTTCTGAAGAACCGCGACTACACTTACGGAGACAAGCACATCATTTTTGAAGAAGTCAATTGCGAAGCCGAGCGAGCAAAGGCTGCCTTGTATCAAATTAACGCCTACCCCACCTTCAAGCTGGAAACCAAAGATGATCTATTTGAGATGGAAGGGGCTCCCAACGCCGACACTTTCCGCGCCTTTCTTAAAAAGTCCCTGGGTCCCGAGAAAGTCGTTTAGGGTTCTGGCGGAATGTTTCAAGATATCTTCCACGTCAAAGTTTTTTAAATCCGAATTGCTGTTGAGCTTGGGATACGACATTTCCAGAGTCAAAGGCGTCTTGTGATACTTGTGAATATGGTTCCAATACATGATTTGGAGCGAGCGCATATACTCTAGCGGATTGATAGTCATGATAGATTTCAGGTTGATGGAAACGTGCTTCTTGGACAAATAGATTACCAAGGCGTCGGGAACGATTTGGGATAAGCAGGGCATGAAAAGGTCTCCGTCTACATATATGTTTCCGTAAAGTTCCTGCGGTCTGAAAACTCCGGGAATGCTACACGAGCACTTTAAAGCATCAAGCACCGGGACTTTCTTGGAAAACAGGGTTGGCTTTCCCTTAGTGATATTAGAAGCTACTACGAACAAAGGCATCTTTGCGTCTCCCAATGTTTTTGTCCGCAAATCAATACCTTCCTTTTCAAACATCTCTATCAACATCTTTTCAAACTGGTCCATGGAATAAATACCTTTGTTGGCGAAGGCGTTCATCACCTGGTCAAAGCTCGCCTTTCCCGCCACCTTGTCAAATTTCATGTATTCGATAAGCATTTCCTTCTTCAAAGGAACCTCAAAAGCTACCAGAGTAGCAATAATGGAACCGATAGAAGAGCCGTAAACTCCGTCTGGAAAATAGAGCTTTTGGTATTTAGAAAGTTCTTGTAAAGCCCCCACGTGTAAAATCCCCTTGACTCCACCTCCACCAAGACCGAGTTTACGGAACGCCGTAGACATTCTTATATTAGAATAAGTAAGAGGGAATGCTGAAAGCAAGAGAAGTGTGGGACGAGCAGGAGTCCAGAAGGGAGAACCGAATGGCTGCGATGGGTCCTGTTATAAACCAGATTCAAGCAAAGATACGCACGCAAGCGGTCCATAACTCCAACGCGCCCTACATCGTGTTTGAAGTCCCGACCTACGTGTTTGGGTACCCTCTGTTTTCCCTAGCCGAAGCAACCGAATACCTCGTAAAATCCTTTTCCCAAGCAGGATACTGGGTGTGGATTGTGGAAACAAAGTTTTTGTTGATTTCGTGGCTGAAGCCTGTCAAAACTCGCGACATGGGCAGGCCCATTCTTGCCACCAACTACCGCCCGCAAGTTTACGATCCTTCTACAATCGCGTTCATGGCTCGCGATCCCACCGAAAATTAGAGCAAATATACAATACCAAGATGGTGGCGATGAGCACTCGGGAAATCGTCTTCGTTTCTTTGAACGCCGTGATTCTTGCTTTGTTTTACACCTTGTTTGGTCTTTTTATCTCCTTCGTACTCTACTACCTGTTTGACGAGTTTGACGAAAAGTGGAAGGAGCGCTCCATCTTTTACCAACTTGCCGACGTTTCCACCGAAATCGCTTTACTAGCCATAATATCTTTCTGGAGCGCCCACGTGATAGAATTGGCACCTCCCTTCTTTCCCGTGCGCAAGCTTCTGGACACCTTGGTGGACGATTACATTTCCGGAATCTTCTTTATATTTGCCGTATTCATCTTCATGAACCAGTTCACCGACAAACTCAAGTTTTTATTCGAGATGAAGGTCGGTCCGCACTTTGACAAGTTTTTCGCGAAATAGAAAACGAAAAGAACTTTCAGGAAATTTAGAAACCCCAAAATGGAGTGCGAGCATTCTCTTGTGGTTGACGAAGGAGAGATGGTTTGCAAAAACTGCGGTCTCATTTCTAGCAAGGTAATTGACGAAGGCGCCGAGTGGCGCAACTACGACGATTCAAAGGGCGAAGATCAGTGTCGCACGGGCTTTACCACCTCTGACCTTTTGCCCGAATCTTCTTACGGCTCCATGATTTCTCATAAGGGGCTGAACCCCAAGCAGAAATCCATTCAGCGCCTGTCGTCCTGGTCTCTGTCTTCCAACAACCAGCGCTCTTGGATGGGCATCTTTGACGCTATCCAGCTCTCGTGTAACCACGCCGGGCTCCCAAAGGCTATCGTGATGGACGCCTGCGCTTTGTATAAACAGCTGGAAGACGCCCAAAAGGTGCGCGGAGAAACTCGGCGTTCCATGATGGGCGGGGCTGTATTTGTATCTTGCCGCAATAACGGCGCGCCCCGCAGCCACGAAGAGATCGCCAAGATTTTCACAGTGAACATTCGCTCCCTGTGCAAAGCCATTACGCACTTCTCCGAAACCGATAACACTGTTCTCCAAACTCAAATCGGTATTGCCGAGCGCCTGTGCGCATCCTTAAACTTGAACGACAGCCAGCGCTCCAAAATCATGGATCACTTATACGAAATTTCCACCAAGTCCGAAGACGAGTTCGAGCACACGCCCAAAACTATTGTGGCAGGTGTAGTAGCATTTGTCATGGGACTGAAAACCAAGATCCAAATCAAGCCGGTCTCGGACGCCTCGGGAGTTTCGGCGCTGAGCATCCACAAGATTGTTGGGAAGCTTTAAGACCAGTATATGATTTCGCTAGTTGTAGGGTTATAAGCCATGTTGTAAAACCCCGAAGGGAGAACCCCGCCAGTTACCTGTCGCACAGGATTCGCGTAAAAGGAGCCAGTCTGTCCTGTGATTCCGTTTACGGCAACTCCGGACGCATTTAGAATAATCGTGTTTGCGGGTTGGTCAATTTCTCCGGCAAAATATCCGATTGCTATCGAACTTTGTCCCTGCGTACTACTTCCAGCAAAAGACCCTATACTGACAGCTCTTGGACTTTGATTAAAATTCCCAGAACTTCTACCGATCGCAATACAATCGCTTCCCTGATTATCAAGTGCGGAATCGGAACCAATAGCAATAGAGTTTTGTTTTTGACTTAACGAACCAGCATTTCGGCCAATTGCGACACAACTTGCAGACTGAGAAATCCGCCCTGCGTCGAGCCCAATAGCAACACAATTGAGCGACTGGTTAGTTTCACCGGCCCTCGAACCGATCGCGACTGCGTTGTTGTTTTGATTGGTCATTCCAGCGTTTGAGCCAATAGAGACCTTCGTATTCCCAACCGCCCACGTAGTCCCGTCCCAGTAAAGATAGTTTCCGAAATTTGTTCCAGTTTGACTGATAGCGCCACCAGAAGCAAGAGGTCCATACGTGATCTCGCTTGTACTCGTATTGTATTGAAGCGATTGGAGACCTGCGCTCGAAGGTTCGTTGCGAACCGGCTTGACGTAAAAGGAGCCAGTCTGTCCGGCAACTCCGTTTACGGCAACTCCGGACGCATTTAGAATAATCGTGTTTGCTGCCTGCGAAGCAGCGCCTGCTTGGCTTCCAATCGCCACAGATAGGTTTCCTTGATTAATACTTCCTGCCCCGTTACCAACTGCCACAGCGTCGTTTTTTTGAAAAGAGAATCCAGATTGGATGCCGATTGCAACAGAATTAGTTCCTTGACATTCTCTTCCTGCGTCGAACCCAATTGCTACAGAAGAAGCTCCTTGTTGATCAAAACCAGAACTAATGCCAATTGCTACTGAGTTAGCTCCTTGCGAAACAACTCCTGCGTTTTTTCCAACTGCCACAGACTGAGTTCCTTGATCAATATTTCCAGCAGCGGGGCCAACTGCCACCGCGTCTGGTTTTTGGCGAGTTTGT